ACATTAGACAACGCAATTGTGTAATGGCGAACCCATACGAAAAATATTTGGGCGGCGAAGACAAATTGCATCGTGCAATTATTAACTATTTACAAATGCAATATCCGGACGCCATATTTACGCACCCAATGAATGAGGGCAAAAGAACAAAGTTCGAACAATACAAAATGAAGTATTTAGGCGCGAAACCTGGAATACCGGATTTATTGATTTTTACACCAAACGCACATTTTAGCGGTTTTGCGGTAGAATTAAAATATAAATATAATAAACCTACGGACAATCAAAAAAAGTGGCTTAAATGGCTTGAAAATTGCAAATGGGCGGTATATTGGACCAATGATTTTGACGATTGCGTAAATGTCATTGACAAATACTTTAAAAATGAATTAAAAAATCAACCAAAAAAATGAAATATCACACAATTTATTTTGACGCGGAAAATCAAAAAATCCGTTTCACACAATCATCGCCGGAAAATTTGGCGGTCACTTATGAATATATAGGAAAATCAACGCGCGTTGAATTTGATTTGTTAATTGAATTACTATGGTATAAATACGAGGACGGCGACATTCCGTTGGATCAGTTAAAAAAGATATTCGACGAATTGCGTTCGTTTTGTGACGATATAAAATATAATTTGATTTTGTGATTTTATTTTTTAAATTTGCTTAATGCGTCGCGGCATAAAAATTTTTATAATACCCTATTAATGAAGCGACCGCGACCGCCGATTTGATAGGGTTATTTTTTACAAATGGAATACAATAAAATTTATAAACCAAAAAAATTTGAACGCTTTACAATTGTACCGAATGCAATATTTCGTCACAATGGTATTTCAGCAGCTGCAACCGGTTTATATTGTTGGCTATTTTCGCACGATTCAAAAACAGAAATGACCGTTTCATTTATTTGCGGACATTTTAAAGAGGGCAAAGACGCCATAAATAAAAGAATAAAAGAATTGATTGATTGCGGTTTTTTGGTTCGTGTTGAGGTTCGCAAAGGCGGAAAATTTGCCGGTTATAATTATCACTTAAACGACACCGCAACCGGAAAAACCGATGACGGTTTAACCGCGGCGGTTTTTACCGCTGCGGTAAATCCGCAACAAAGTAATACTAATAATAATATATATAATAATATATATAATAAAGAAATACTAAATAAAGAAATACCCACAAAATCCAAAAAGCGCCAATATTCAGAAAAAACAACAAAGGCGTTTTCGCATTTTGCAGAATTATTCCCTTTAAAATATAGGCCTAAAACCGAAGCGCAAAAAAACAAATGGTTGGATTGTTTAGATAAAATCGAACGTTTGGACGGCTACAATTTACGCGATGTTTACAATGTTTCAAAAGAATTAAGGAATGACGAATTTTGGCAAAACAATTTTTTGTCAATTCTTAAATTAAGAAATACCGACAAAAACGGAATTAAATATATTGATCGTTTTATGGTTCAGCACAAAGCAAAACAAAAACCGGTTGGCTATCAAAAAATAAAAGGGTTAAAAGAATTTTTTGTGTATCGAAATCCGGCAAATGGTCAAAAGGAAATAGGCGCCAAAACTAAAAACGGCGATATTCATGAATTTCAAATTCGCGGTTTAATGATGACAAACGAGTTCCAGGAATTAAAACAATTTGTATTGAATGGTTTATAAAAAATACAACATACCAAAAGAATTAAAAAACGACGTTTGGACGTTTGTTAATGAAAATGAAATGGGACAACGTTTCGAATTTAACGGAGCAAAAGAACAACAATTCATTGGATTGGTTGGCGAAATAATGGTCAAACGTTTGTTTGGAATCAATCACGAATGGACAAAAGGATTCGACGGCGGTTTTGATTTTAAGTACAAAGGATTTAAAATTGACGTTAAAACAATGGGCCGAAACGTTGACGTTCAAGACCATTTTGTAAATAATTTTGTTGAACATCAAATAAAATTTGATTGTGATATTTATATTTTTTGTTCATTAAACAAACGTAAAAATGAATTAACAATTTGCGGTTATTTAAGCAAAAAAGAATTATTGGAAAAATCAGTTTTAAGGAAAAAAGGCGAACGTTTAAGTCGATCCAACGGAACGTCGTTTGTTGCAAAAACCAACAATTTAGAGGTTCAATATAAGCAAATGAACAATATTGAAAAATTATTTTATTATTTGCCGGAATATTTAAAATAAATTTTTAATTTAGCGTTTAGAAAACAAAAACATAATGAAAACATTTCACGATTTTAATATTGATGTCGGCAATAAATCAACCGGCAAAATCAAAACACAATGTCCGCAATGCAGCACAACGCGAAAAAACAAACGCGACAAATGTTTGTCCGTTGATATTGACAAAGGTTTATTTAATTGTCACAATTGCGGTTGGGCCGGAACAACAAAATTCGAAAAGAAAAAAGAATACATCAGACCGCAAAACATAAAAATAAATTTAACCGAACGCGTTGTAAAATGGTTTGCAGAACGTGGCATTTCCGAACCAACATTGCAACATTGGAAAATTGGCGAATCATTGGAATATTTTCCGCAAGTTGGAAAAAAGCGCCGCGCAATAAATTTTAATTATTATCGTGAAAACAATTTAGTAAATGTCAAATATCGTGACGGCCAAAAGAATTTCAAAATGGTTTCCGGCGCCGAATTAATATTTTACGGTTTAGACAATATTAAAACAATGGAAAAAATCTACATTGTTGAAGGCGAAATTGACGCGTTGTCACTACACGAAGCCGGTATTTATTCAGTTTGCAGCGTTCCAAATGGCGCGTCAAAAGGAAATCAACGTTTAGAATATTTGGATAATTGTTTTGAATACTTCAAAGACAAAACCGAAATAATACTTTGCACCGACAACGACAATCCGGGAATCGAACTCCGAAACGAATTGTCGCGTCGTTTTGGTGCGTATCGTTGTAAATACGTTGATTTCGGCGACTATAAAGACGCAAACGAAATATTGACAACAAAAGGCGCCGAAGCGTTGCGAAACATTATTAAAACGGCTAAAAATTTTCCATTGGAAGGCGTTTTGAATATTACGGACATTTGGGACAATGTTTTAAATTACAACGAAAACGGCGTTAAAAATTATTCAATAGGATTACCAAACGCCGATACATATTTCAAAATGGAGTTAGGACAATGGTCAATTGTGACCGGAATACCTAATTCCGGAAAATCCGACGTAATGGATCAAATATGTTGCAATTTGGCGACGCGTTACGATATGCGTTGCGCTATGTTTGCGCCGGAATCATTTCCATATGAGGGCCACATCAAAAGAATTGCCAATAAATTAAACGAAACAAATTGCACCAACGAACAATTAAATCAAACAAAGGATTTTATTCAAGACCATTTTTTTTGGGTTAAAATAGATTTAGAAAATTTAACGTTAAAAGGTATTTTAAATGCGTTCAAAGAATTAGTATTTCAAAAAGGAATAAATGTTTGCGTGATTGATCCCTGGAATATGTTGGACCATTCAGCGCAAAAGGACCATTCCTATATTGGGCGCGCATTGTCAGAAATAACGCAATTTTGCCAACAGACAAACACACATTTGTTTTTAGTGGCGCACCCACGAAAAATTGAATCTGAAAATGGAAAATATAAAAAACCGACATTATATGACATCAGCGGTTCGGCCGACTTTTTTAATAAAGCATATAACGGTTTAATTGTTTACCGTTGCATTGGCGAACGCACAAAGTTTAAATCAGACGTTGTTAAAGTATACGTTGAAAAGGTCAAAAGAAAAGAAAACGGACAATTGGGCGAATTTGATATCGCGCCGGATTTCACTAATGGCGGCATATACAAAGACATTGATTTGGAAACAAAAAAATTTGAAGTTATAACCGACGATTTACCGTTTTAAAATTATATTATGGCGAAAATATTAAATCCAACAGACGAACACCGGACCGCCGTTCAATGGTGCATTAAAAACGACATTAAGGTTGCAATACACCCAACAATAAAAGGTTTACGCATTCAAATTGACGAACGCGGCAAAAAAACATTGTCGCCGAATAGCTACAACAAGGTTGAAGCCAACAATAAAGTTTGGGAAATATATTTGTATATTTACAAAAAATATTTCAACAAATGCGACTAAATTTTAATACAATTATTTATCCAATTTATGGTTGTTTAGTAGGTTTAAATTATTGGGATTCACAAATGGATCACGTTGTGATTGAATCAGCAGCCGAAGACCAAAACGAACATTGTTTGGAAATTCATTTATTCATTTTTGGTATTTCTTTTATTTGGTATACTGAAAAATAAATGCGAAAAATTGTCAGCGTTAAGGAAATAAAACAAACGCCGAACAATCCGCGTTTAATCAAAGACGCAAAATTCAAAAAACTTATTAAATCAATCAAAGAGTTTCCGCAAATGCTGGAAATTCGGCCAATTGTTGTTGACGAAACAATGACGATATTAGGCGGAAATATGCGTTTGCGTGCGTGTATGGCCGCCGGATTGTTTGAGGTTCCAATATATATTCAAAAAGGTTTAACAGAGGCGCAAAAGCGCGAATTTATAATTAAAGACAATTCCGGTTTTGGCGCGTGGGATTGGGACATTTTGGCGAATGAATGGGACACAAAACAATTAATTGATTGGGGGGTTGATTTACCGGTTTTTGATTTACCATTGGACGACGAACAACCAAAAGAAAACGACGACGACAAAGACGTTTGCGAGTTGTGCGGAAAATAATTTTCGTAAAGTTTTCGTAAAAAATTAAAAAAAACTTTCATTTTTGTATTGTAATTGAAAAAAAAGTTTTAATTTAGCGGTATAGAAATCAATAAACCATTAAAAAAAACAATTATGACAATTGAATTTAAACTAAACTACATCAAAAACAAATTAAGAGAATCAGGAAATAAATTACCTAATTCAGAAATAACACTTTTAGCAAGCCAATTATTGCAACAATGTAATAAATTTAATAAATCAATTTACGATTTAGAAATAATATAAATTAAAACAACGGACGCGTTGGAATAATTCAAATAAGACAACCTTAACGAATTATTTAATTGAAACCTTTCAGAAATGAAGGGTTTTTTTTATGTCTTTTAATTTATTTAACTTTGCGTTATGCAAACAAAATCAGACATACTAAAAAACAATTTGATTGAAGCGTTGGAACAATCATTGGGAATTGTAACAACGGCGTGTAAAAAAGTAGGTTGCGCGCGTTCAACGTTTTATGAATATTATAATAAGGATAAGGCGTTCAAATCAAAGGTTGATGAATTGCAAAACTTTACTTTGGATTTTGTCGAATCACAATTGCACAAACAAATCAAAGACGGCAATACAACCGCAACAATATTTTATTTGAAAACAAAAGGAAAAAAACGTGGGTTCGTTGAGCGCCAGGAAATACAAATGGACGGCAGCATCGAATCTAAAATCATTGAATGGACACCGGCAAAGGACAAATAAAAGAATTTTGCAACGTTCAATTTTACCAAACATTAAATTCAACGGCGCGAATTAAAGTACATCAAGGCGGAACACGTTCCGGCAAAACCTATGCGATTTGTCAGTACTTAATTTATAAACTAACAACCACAAAAAAACCAATTACGATTTCAGTTGTTCGGAAAACGTTACCGGCGTTAAAACGTTCGGTTTTGCGTGATTTTGTTTCTATTGCCACAAAGTTAGGCGTTTATTATAAAGGCGAACACAACAAAGCGGAAAACGTATTTCGATACAATGGTTCAATGGTTCAATTTATTTCAACAGACGATCCACAAAAAATTCGTGGTGCAAAACACGATATTTGTTTTTTAAATGAATCCAACGAATTAAACTTTGAAGATTTCCGCCAATTAAATATGCGTACCGTTGGCGAAATGATTATTGATTTCAATCCGTCCGATCCAATTCATTGGTTATATAATGAAGTTATTGAACGCGACGATTGCGATTTATTTATTACAACGTACAAAGACAATAAATTTTTACCGTCGGAGTTAATCCTGGAAATCGAACGCATCAAAGAACGCGATCCGGATTATTGGCGTGTTTATGGCGAGGGCCAACGCGCGCAATTTTCAAACCGTCAAATCTTTACGAATTGGAAATATATTCCATTGTCAGAATTTCCGGAGTTCGACGAAACGGTCATTGGTATTGACTTTGGATTTACAAATGATCCGTGCGCCATTTTAGAAGTCGGAAAAATAAAAGATAAATTATACATCAATGAGTTAATGTATAAAAAAGGAATGACAAACCGCGACATTGCAAATTTTTTAAAATCCATAAATAAAAACGATGTATTGGCCTATTGCGATAGTGCCGAACCAAAATCCATTGTTGAGCTGCGACAAATGGGCGTATTGGCAAAAGGTGCGGTCAAGGGTTCCGGCTCAATAAACGCCGGAATAAGTTTAATAAAAGAACACGAAGTTTTTGTCAGTAACGAATCAACCAATTTAAAACGCGAACAACATTCATATTATTGGCAACAATTAAAAGACGAAACAATCATTAACAAACCAATTGACGCAAACAATCATTTAACCGACGCGTTGCGTTACGCCGTTTATTCTAAATACAAAAACCGAAGTGAATTTTTTGTAGTATAAAAAACAATTTTAAATTTTGTATTTTTACGAAAATTTTATACATCAATAAAATATGGCATCATTACTCGACCGCTTTAAATCTATAATTTCAAAAAACGCACAACAAACCGCACAACAATACAACAACGCAATATATAGTTGGTTGGGCGAATCAATCATTTGGAATCCGGAAAATGACGATTCCTATATTACAGAGGGTTACAGAAAAAATTCAACCATTTATTCATTGGTTAATTTAATAACAAAAGCCGCGACAACAATTCCGTTTCAAGTTTACGAAAAGACAAACGAAAACGACTACAAAAGATATAAGGCGATGACGTCCGGAACGTTTGACGCTGCAACAATTCACAAGGCGGCAATGTTGCAAAAACGTTCGTTGGTTGAGTTACAAGACACCGAATTGCACAAATTATTGGAACGTCCAAATCCGGCGCAATCTTATAATAGTTGGATTACTGAATTGATCGCGTTCGGAAAATTAACCGGCAACCGTTACATCTATGGTATTGGACCGGACACCGGCGCCAATGTTGGAAAATATACTGAATTGTATGTGATGCCGTCACAAATTATGGAAATCGTTTCCGGTGGAATTATGAAACCGGTTTCAAAATACAAAATAGAATACAACGGAACGTTTGAAATTGACGCGTCCGAAATATGTCATATAAAAGATTTTAACCCTTATTATGACGGCACCGGTTCACACCTTTACGGACAAAGTCCATTGCGTGCCGGTTTACGTTCATTAACAACAAACAATGAAGCGGTCCAAACCGGAGTTAAATATTTACAGAACCAAACGGCGCGTGGTTTATTAATGAGTGACGAAGGCGACATTAACGAGGTGCAAGCGCAACAATTAAAAGATAAATTCAGAAAACAATTCCAGGGTTCAGACAATGCCGGCGATGTTATTATCACACCGAAAAAATTGTCGTGGGTTAACTTTGGTTTAAATGCCGCGGATGTTTCATTGATTGAACAATACAACGCAAGTATTAAAGATTTATGTAATATTTATAATGTGCCGGTTCAATTGTTAAACAATACCGATTCCGCGTCATATAACAATATGAAAGAAGCTAAAAAGGCTTTATATCAAAACGCGGTCATTCCGGAATTGTTAAAAATAAAAGACGAATTAAATCGTTGGTTGGCGCCTAAATTTGGTGACAAACTTTGCATTGAATTTGATTTTTCAGTTATTCCGGAATTACAAGAGGAAACCGACAAAGTCGTGGACCAATTAACAAAAGCGTGGTGGTTAACACCAAACGAAAAGCGCGCCGCAATGAATTACGGAAAAGACGACGAAACAACACAATTGGACGATTACTATATACCGGCGAATCTTATTCCGGTACAATCAAACGATGTTGAAATGCCGGTTGAAGACATTGACGTTGACGTGAACAAGTTTTTAAACGCAAACATCGAAAAAAAAAATCCAATAAGTAAGGACGAAACGTTTTCAGATTACCCACAAACCGCAACGAATAACGCCAAACGAATGATTGAATGGCGCGAAAAATATGGCGACGAAGTACGCGCCGGAACCGCAACCGGTTGGCGTCGTGCGTCAATGTTAGCAAATCGCGAACCATTAACAATTGAAATGTTAAACCGCATTAAATCATTTTTTGCAAGACACGAGGGCAACCAAACAATCGCGGACCAATACAAGGACACACCGTGGCGCGACAATGGTTTTGTTTCCTGGAATTTATGGGGAGGAACCGCAATGCGTGATTGGGTTAATAAAAAATTAAACGAAATAAACGAGTAAATGCCAACACCAAAACCCAACGAATCCGAATCAAACTTTGTGGCGCGTTGTGTTGTTGATGCGGAAGCCGTTCGCGATTTTCCGGACACACAACAACGAATTGCGTTTTGTTATTCACAATTCGAACGTTCGAAAAAAAACGAGGTTTTAAATAAGCAAAACAAAATTGACCGCGACAAATGGCAATCGTCTTTTGAACGCCAATTGGACATTGCAGAAAAAAAGCAAATCGCCATTGTTAAGCGTTTTT